GGGTATGTCGAGCCGGGATACGTGTCGGACGATATGCTGCGGGGGTATGATGACGAAGATCGCGCGCGGCAGGCATACACGAAGCACTATGCGCCCGCTCGGCAGGTTGGGTTTGTCACGAATGACGAATGGGGCTTTGTGCTGGGCTATTCACCGGATGCATTAGTCGGTGATGACGGCCAGATCGAATGCAAATCGCGGCGGCAGAAGTTCCAGATTGAGACAATCATCGCCGACGAAGTGCCAGCGGATTACATGATCCAGCTGCAAACCGGGCTGCTTGTCACGGGTCGTAAATGGTGCGACTTTATTAGCTATTGCGGCGGGCTGCCCATGTTCACCAAGCGCGTGCTGCCGGATGGAAAGATACAGGCGGCAATCCTGGATGCGGCTGCTGCGTTTTACGACGAATTGTTTGACAAATACTACGCATACAACTCGCGCTTGCACGCAATCAAGGATCGGCTTATTCCGACTGAGCGCGTTGTCATTCAGCCGATGCATCTTTAGGAGATAGCAACATGATACCTAAGCCTCGACAGATGAAGATGTGGGCAGTTTGGGCACCACGGATTGGATATATGAATGTCAAGCCAACAAAAAAAACTGCGGAAGAGTGTCTGTGGGATGGCGATATGGTGGTGCGCGTAACCGTTACACCAGTAACCAAGAAAGCGAAAAGGAAATAACCATGGATATGACCAGCGCAATTGTCCCGCGTTCAGATCAGATGAATAGCGATGATTTGATCGCAGGCCCGCGCACGATCAAGATTACGCGCGTTGATATTAAAGCAACGCCAGAGCAGCCAGTTGCAATCTCATTTGATGGCGACAATGGCAAGCCGTGGAAGCCATGCAAGAGTATGGCCCGCGTCATGGTCGCTGCATGGGGTCCAGATGCCAACAAATACATCGGGCGCAGTATGACGCTGTATCGTGATCCGTCTGTGAAATGGGGCGGCATGGAGGTAGGCGGCATCCGTATCAGCCATATGAGCCATATTGACGGCCAGTTGACGATGGCGCTGACCGCCACGAAAGGCAGCCGCAAGCCGTTCACAGTGCGCCCGCTTGTCAATGAGGTGCCGCCTGATCCGCCCGCGCCGATTGACCCAGAGTTGCGCGAGGCTGGCGACTATGCGGCTAGTCAAGGCGTCGAACATTACAAGGAATGGCTGGCAGGATTGTCGGCTGAGGTGAAACAGATCATCCGGCCCATGCACGCTGAATGGTCAAAAATCGCAAAGGGGGTGCAGTGATGGAATACAAGATCGAAAAGGGCGTGCCGATGTCAAATCGCAGAAAATACCCACTTCTTGAAATGGAAATAGGGGATAGTTTTTATATTCCTGGTATTAAAACAACGAAATATCCATCTGGGGCTATTGGATACGCAAGAATAAAACTAGGATATAAATTTGTCTCTCGCAAAGAACGCGACGGCATCCGCATATGGAGGATCGCCTGATGGAGAACGCCGCTTTCTTGACCGAGCCCAAGATCGACACCAGCCCGGACGCGCTGGATAGGGTTTGTATCTCGTTAAAGAAATTCGAGCATGAAACCACGTGGATGGGAATGGCAGTAATCTACGATGCCGCCAAGGTCCTGCACGAAGTCGCCGCCGAGAAGCGCCGGGATGCCGAGCTGGTGCTGGAACTGGTGGAGGCGTTGTCTGCTGTCCATAAGATAGTCGCTGAAGCAGCACCAAATGGCTTTGATCCACACACTGGCGACTGGGCGGAACGTTTATTTTTTAGTCAGCGGGCAACCAATGCCGCCCTCGCCAAGGCCCGCGCGCAGGGGAAAAAGCCATGACCGCGCCGGGCCAGAAGTGCGGGAATTGTGAGTGGTCTGATTTCTGGAGATCACCGGCTTATCATGGCAGTTTAGGTAAGTGCCTAATTCCGATACCTGAAAGATCAAACCTTCCCGATAGCTTTAGATTTTATCGGGATATGGTGTTTATCGACCAAGGCACCACCTGCCCGACATGGAAGGCGAGGGACAAATGAGCAAGCCAGCGCACACCCCCGGACCTTGGCGCGTTGATCCGCGAGCAAAATGCCGTGTCATGGCTGGTGAAGATGACATGATTGCAACAACTATCTGTCAGGCCGATCTTCGGGATCAGCACGAAGCCAACGCTATCATAGCAGCCGCCGCGCCGGAGATGTATGGCCGTCTTGAGAGCTGCAACATTGATCTGCGGCTGCTGCTGGATGACATTCGGAACGGCGCACGGGACACAGACAGCGCATTGCTCAGGATCGAGGACATCATCCGCCGCAATGAGGCAGCCATCGCCAAAGCGGAGGGACGTGGATGAAAAATAACTGTGCGTGTCATTGCGGTCACACCGTGGAGGAGCATGGTCATGATCCACAGCACCCGGGATCAACTTCATGCCAGATCGACGGGTGCGATTGTATTGCCTTTGAAGCGGAGGAATTTTGCGATGAAGATGAATGATCCGGCAGGATGCCCATTTTGTGGTGAACCACCAACTGTAGAGCCGTGGCATGGTGGCGGAAAGCACAAGACAGCCGTCCACTGTGAAAATGAGAAATGTCCCGCGCAGCCGATGGTCACGGGCGCGAATTTGTCGAGCGCGCTGACGCGGTGGAACACCAGAAATGCCCTAAAGGAGCACCAGCCATGACCAAATACATCACCACGCTGAATAAAATCCGTGATCATGGGCCATGCGAGGATGGCTGGAGCAATCTGCTCAAATATCTCAGCAAGACCAAGGCCGATGACGAGCCGCTTGACCTGCTGACAATACTTGACAGCAACGGTCTGGACGATGCGCTCTGGTGCCTGCGAGCGCTGCCGGATGAGCATCACCCGATGATGCACGGCCTCGCATGTGATTTTGCAGAACGTGCATTAAGATTTATCCCGCCGCCTGAAACACGGCCAGCCGCAGCTATCGCCGCTAAACGGGCTTGGGTGCGTGGGGAAATTACAGACGAACAATTGGCTGCTGCTGGATGACATTAACAGTGGGTATTCGGGCATATTCAACCTACGTATGCGCATTGAGGACATGATCCGCCGCAATGAGGCAGCCATCGCCAAAGCGGAGGGACTGGGATGAGCGGTGATTATGAAAGATGGTCTGATCCTTATTTTAGGGAAGCGATTGCGCGAGATGAGTTTTCATACGCGAAGTTGAGGGATGAGGAATTGCAGAGAAAATATGCAGAAATTGTGCAGTTGAAAGATAAGTTAGTCCGCCTTGAGCTCGAGGTGGCCTCTTTAAATAAAGAGCGGCAAGCAGTTAAAGAAGGAAATAAATATGACTGAGGAAGAACAAATCATTGTCTGCCAAGAGATAATGTTGGGTGTTATTAAGGCCGAGCGCGATGGTGTCTTTTTGGATGGGCCAGATAAAAAGCCGGTCATGGGTTTTCGCGCTGTTGTTGGCAATCATGCTATCGGGCCAATAGTGACAAATCCCGGTGAAACTATGCACGAATTATCAGCCCTATTCCATAATCCGGAAGCTGCAATCTGGCATGGCATGTTGGCGAAGAAACAGGCTCGTGAATTGCTACTGCGAATAGAGCGTAAAAGCGAGCGCCAAGGTGTTTATGTTCACAATGAGATTGCTTTTGACAAGCTTGGCATTGCTTTTGAGCATATCCGCAGCATCCATTGTCCGTGCTGCCCGAAATTGATTGATGCGGAACCGTCAAGCGCCCATTTCGGACGATCCCCAACCGGATACGAGAGCTAGGAGAAAACCCCATGACCATAGACACAAGCCCTCAAAGCCGCACGCGCGGCGCAGATGAAGGAGATGGGACTGTGACAGATCGGCCAATTATATTCTCCGCCCCGATGGTCAGAGCGCTGCTGGAAGGCCGCAAGACCATGACGCGGCGACTGACAACGAGCCCGCTCGCAAAGTCTGTCCCCGGCGCCCGGCTGTGGGTGCGGGAGACTTTCGCAATCGTCGGAACCTGTGATCCCGGCTATCCGATCTACGCTGCCAATTGGCGGGAGGACTGCCACGCGCGAGGATTCGACAACATCCCCGCCGAGCCGCCAAAGTGGAAGCCCTCAATGTTTATGTGGCGCTGGGCCAGCCGCCTGACGCTGATCGTGACCGGCACCAAGATCGAGCGGCTGCAGGATATTAGCGCAGCCGACAGCATCGCCGAAGGCGTCCAGTGCGCGACGTGCGAGGCGATGAACAAAAGTGCATGCCTGCGGCTGGGATGCTTTGCCTCGAAAGGCGCATTCGCTGAACTATGGTGCAGAATCCACGGCCGCGAGGCATGGGACGCCAACCCCGAGGTCGTCGCTATCAGATTCCGCGTGGTGAAAGCAAACATCGATGCAGTGAAGGAGATGGGGATATGAGCAACTTCAACCCATTAGTAAAATATATCGCAAAGGCGCTTGGAGTGGTGTCTATTTGCGCGGGTTTGGCAGCATTAGGCTTACTCGCCTACGCAATTCATGAAGTTCTGAAGATAGGGATATTCATATGAGCGACATAGCCTACAATTCCGCTTTCAAAGCCGGAGCCGAGGCCATGCGCGAACGGGCGGCAAAAGAATGTGATTTTCATGTATGCCTTTTCCATCTTTATGGAGAGACAAAGCCGGAAATTATATCTGCGCTTGATGCCACTGCCGCCGCAATCCGTGCGCTGCCGGTGGAGGATTGACTTTACACCGCGCCGATCCGTGGTAAGATGCGGCGGTTATTTCAAAGTTTGTGCGGCGGCGTGGAAAGCAGACACGCAACCGGGCCGATGCAAATGGCCATGCGTCGGTCGAATGGGAGCCAGATTGGCCGGTATGCCGGAGTAGCGCCCGGCCCGCACAAAGCAGTTTGACGGGTAGCCTGTGGGCCATGTGGCGCGAACCATGGCAGTCGCTGGCGCCACAGGCATAAGGAAGCGCCGCCCCGTCAAAGCGACTATGTAAGGATTTGTTACGGGTTTGTATATCAAGAGTGTTGCTGCCGAATATGGAGAATAAGGCAGGTCGGAAAAGCAAAACGCTTTACTGTTTTAAACAACACTCCTCCATAATTTGCTTCCGTGGGCCAACTGGAAGGCCAACCGAGTTCTAGTCGGTCATATGCAGGTTCGAGTCCTGCCGGGAGCGCCAATATGCCGGATTAGCTCAGTGGTAGAGCAGTGGTTTTGTAAACTGAAGGTCGGGGGTTTGATTCCCTCATCCGGCTCCAACTACTTCGACAAATTTGAGATTGTAGCGTCCTTGACCTTGCTGCTTGCCGAGCTGCCAAAATAATAGCTCACCACCTGATCCGCCTTTGCCGAGACATAGCCGATAAGCGTGCCGGTCAGCGTGGCTGTCAGCGGGTCTTTCAGGCCCTCCACATAGCCCGCCAGAACCGCATACACCGCCCCCAGAAAGCCGGATACCACCACGAACGCCAATATCTCCGGCGCGCGGTCCTTGGCGACGGTCTGGCGTTTACGGGCGCTGTCACGGTCATTTGCGGCAATGCGCTCAAGGTCAACGTCCAGCTCCCGCATCTGCACCTGAAATGCCTGATCCGCCTTTTTGAGAGCCAGCAACTGTTCCGGAGTGGCAGATTGCATCGCAGCGGCTATTTCAGCCTCGCCAGACGCCGGAGCCAGCCCAAACGCGCCGACGATGGCCTTAGTAGCCAATCCTGCCAGCGGACCGCCTAGAGCCGTGGCAATGGCGGGTGCGACGGTGCCGAGCGTTGCTTTCCAATCGAATGCCATGGCTATGGTTCCTTGTAAAACATATGATTGCCGATCGTTGCCACCGGTTCTTCCGCGCGCGCCCAATACGGCATGATGTTTTTCACATGATAATGTGTTGCGCCGCCGGTCGGGTCTTGCAGTTCGCCCGCCAATGCCCGCCTAGCCACATCCAGAGCCAGCCGGTATTGCGGATCATCATCGCTCACCGCAAGCAGTTTTGAGCGGTTTGGATCGTCTGCATTCCAGCATGAATACTGACGGCGTTTGAGGCAGACGGAAACAACGTCATGTCCCCACCATCCTGGCCGAGCCGCGCGGTTCAAAATCACGCAGGCGAC